CTGAAGATATGTACATGCATACTTCTAAGAAGAAAAGAAAATTAAAAGCACATAAGGGCGATCATATGGATGAAGCTGTTAGTGTTGATCGTAGAACAATGGGTTTTAAAGAAGCTATGAAGAGACGTGCTGAAGCAAAAGCTAAGCGTGAAGCTAAGAAGATTAAAGATGCTAAGTCACAAGCTAAGTCAGACATGGCTAGTATCGATGCTAACTATGCATATGATGGTGATGTAGCAGAGATTCTTGCAAGTGCTAATAAAAGTATTATGGGACAACATGAAGATGCTGCAGCAAATGCATCAAGTTCAGGTGCTGTTGATATGAATACTAATGGCAAGAGTGTCAAGAAAAAGAAAGATAAAGAAAACCTTATGGCAAAATACGGGTACTAGTATGCAAACATTTAAGTTGTGGGAAATAGATTGCTGGGATGGATTTAAAAAAGCCGGCATGAAGAAAGGTAAAGGCGGTAAGATGGTTAATAACTGTGTACCTGAAGAAGACACTAACGAAGTGAATGGTGCAACCCCAGATGAGATAGATCAGAAGCGTAGGAAGAAACGTTATAGAGATGAAGACATAGATGAAATGGGTCCTGCTGCAATGAAACGTGCTAAGCGCAGGAAAGCATCTCTAGATAAAACAATGAAGAAATATGGTGATGCTACTAAAATGGGTATGAATCCAGCTGATGTTAATCAAAGAAGAAGCAAGCCTACATTAAAGAAAAGATAATACTAGGCCGTTAAATTATGGCATTACCGACTCCAATACACGCAGTATCTAGACACGTAGCAACAGCACGTGACTACGCACAAAAGCAACCATTCGAACTTAAAAGAACAGCTACAGGATCGTTTTACACTGAAGCTTGTTACCTTGTATTCGATGATATAATGAGAGCTCAAAATTCAAAACCTAAAATCGATGTAGCAGATCAGCTAACCGCAAGACAAAAGAAGGCAGTATATGCCGGTATAAAAACAATATATGAACCAATGTATGGAAAGGGTAGCAATTCAACTGCAAAAGATGATGAAAAATATTTTAATCTTTTAAAGGGATATGTTGGTTCATACTTCTATAAGCAATATGATTGGTTTAATACAGATCAAGATTTAAACATTCTAGAATTTGCTGCATTGAATATTGGTAATTCATTGTATCAGTTTATAGATTTTGTAGTTGAACCTGAAACAATAGATGAAGCATATACTGACTATGCTGAACAAGGTATGGGTACATATAAAGCTTACCAACTGGATGCAAACAATGAATCTTTTAAAGTTAGAGTTGAATTAAGAGATAAGAGACTTAGAATTCAATTGTATACTGATCCAGATGCAAGTGGAAATACTACTCCAGACCGAGTAGTCTTTGCTGGGTTTGATCAGTTTGGAAATTTAGTTGTTTGGGATCAAGCATCTTATCTTTCACTTAACGATGTTGATATCAGCAGATTTAATTTTGATCAGTTTAAAGGTAATGCAATGTGGTGGATAGATGAGTTAACTGGATGTGAAGCAGATTGGAAACCTAAAGAAAAGCCTGCACCTACCCCTTCGAATCCAAACCCAACAGCTTATGGCTATGTACAATTCACACACAATTCTATAGCGACTGCAGCACAAATGTATCTAACTCTGATAGACAATTTTAATTCAAGAAGAAATACAAGAGATTGGAAACCATGGGGATATCCTGGAACTAGAAAAATGAATAGGCCAATGTGGCTTGATCGGTTATGGCAAGCCATTGATAGACAACCTAACGGTAAGCCTGGACCAAACTATAAGCATGAATTTGAAATAGATAGATTATCATATGATCAAGTAGCTGCTTTAGCACTTGTTCATGCTAAAAGAGAACCTGTAAAAGATTCTGACTTTATATTATTAGGTATGGGAAATATTGAAGCGGCAAAGTTTCTATACACACAGAAACATCATACAAATGCTGATGCAGCAACGCTACTTAGATTGAATGTCACTAAGCAACCGGGTCGTGATGTGAACGGTATTCAGATACTAGGAACTGATCCAGGATTTTTTAGAATACATTATGATAGATCACCAAAAATAGCAGACACGCTATGGCTTGGTATAACAAATACACCTATTCAATTCGGAATTGAAATTATATCAGCTCCTGTAAATTTTTTAAAGGAGAAACTATACGGTGCAATATTTTCTGACGAGTATAAAGCTAAGAGAGCAGCGATCAAAGCGGCAAACGGAGTGCCGTAATTATATAAATAACTGTATATAGATAAGGAAAGATTATGGCGGCACCAACAACTAGAGCTACATTACAAGAATATTGCTTGAGATCATTAGGATCTCCAGTAATAGAGATCAATGTGGACGACGACCAGATAGAAGATCGCACAGATGACGCGATACAGTTCTACCAGACATGGCATGATGATGCTATACTACGTACATATTTAAAACATGAGCTTACTGCAACTGATATAACTAATAATTATATTACAGTAAGTGATCATATAACATCCGTAGTAAGAATGTTAAAGATTAATTCTACTGCTGGTAATGCTTTGTTCGATGTAGGTTATCACATGCGTTTGAATGATGTGTTTATGGTTGGTGGAATGACAAGTCAAATTCAAAACTATGAACAGAAGCTACAACATCTATCCTTAATAGAAAGTCAATTAAATACAGAAGAACATATAAGATATAGTAGACATATGGATAGACTTCATATGGACGAAGGATTTGGTGATCTTAAAGCTGGTTCATTTATTGTTATCGAGTGTTATCAGATTGTAGATCCATCTGCTTATGCTCAAATATATAATGATTTATTTTTAAAGAAGTATCTTACTGCATTAATTAAACGTCAATGGGGAGCGAACATGATGAAGTTCGAAGGCTTCCAATTGCCAGGTGGTATAACAATGAATGGTCGTCAAATGTTTGATGATGCCATTGAGGAATTACAACGATTAGAAGAAGAAGTTGCGCTGACATGGATGACTCCAGACAACTTTATAATGGGATAATAAATGGCGACTAGTGTATATTTTAACGGTGCTGTTCGGTCTGAGCAGAACCTATACGAAGATTTAGTACTTGAAAGCATAAGAATGTTTGGTCAAGACGTAGTCTACATTCCGCGTGAGCAAATATATGAGGATGCCATTCTAAATGAAACTCTCAATCAATATCGTCATGCCTATCCAATAGAATGCTTTATAGAAAACGTCGAAGGATTTGAAGGCGATGGTAATCTATTAGGTAAATTCGGTTTAGAGATAAGAGACCAAGGTAACTTTGTAATACCTAAGAATCGTTGGGATGCTGTAGTAGGTGCGAACCTTACTGAAGGATTAGGTAATATGCATACAAGTCGGCCTGCCGAAGGTGATCTTATATACATGACAATGACAGATAGAATATTTGAGATTAAGTATGTGGAACCTAAGAATCCTTTCTACCAATTACAAGATTTACCAAGCTATACATTGACAGCTGAATTGTTTGAATACAATGGTCAGAATTTCGATACAGGTTTACCTGAAGTAGATAACATAGAATTACTATATGCTAGTGCTTATTCATACACTACTACAGCTACAGCCAATACTAACCACTTCCAGATCGGTGAGTTCGTACATCAGTGGACTGGAACTGTTGATGATAATGGTGCTAACATTAATATAATTGGTAAGGTTGCTGGATATGAAGTAGTTGATACTGAAAGTTATACACTAACACTTGTATCACCACACCAATCAATAAACGGCGATGGATCATTTATGCAGCCTGCAGTACATGCAACACGCTTACTTGTAGGTCAATCATCTGGTGCTTCAAGAAAAATTACTGTAGACTTAACAGGTACTACTAAGACAGAATACAATAGAGATGAATACGCTGATAATGATGAGTTTGAATTCCAGGGTGATTCGTTCATAGACTTTAGTGAAGCTAATCCGTTTGGAGATCCATAATGTTTGATAATCATTGGTATAATCAGTCAACACGTAGAATGGTATCTGTATTTGGATCTATGTTCAATGACTTAGAAGTGCACAAATATAATGCAGCTGGTAAAGTATTATCAAAAATTAAAGTTCCTTTAGCTTATGCACCAAGATCTAAAGTACTTGCACGTTTAGCAGAACAAACAAGTGATCCTAAGTTAGCAATCAAATTGCCACGTATGTCATTTGAAATATCATCTATGGAATACGATGCGAATGCACGTGTGTCTAAACATAAGAATTATAGAAAGGTTATTGTAGGTGATACGTTACAAGTTAATAAATTAGGTGCTCCAGCCGTATACAAGGTTGGATTTGAATTAAATATACTTGCGGCCACACAAGATGAAGGTCTGCAGTTATTAGAACAGATACTGCCAATGTTCCAACCGGAATATACAGTAACAGTAAAAGATATCCCTACAATGGATATCACAACCGACACTCCTATAGTTTTAGATAGTGTCGATCTTAATGATGATTATGAGGGTGATTTAGTAACGCGTAGAGCTATAATATACACATTAAACTTCTCTACTCGTATTCGTTATTATAGAGGAACCGGTAAGAGCAAACAGATTCTCCAAACAGAAGTTGATTATTCAGAGAATGTTGATCCGACAACTCATAAATTTGAGCAACAAAAAGTGGTTGGTACTACTACGCCAGATGGGGCGGGCGGATTTACAACACCATACACTGAGACGATTAACTTTTTTGATACTGATGTATAATAGGAGAATACAATGGCACATGAATTTAAAGCACAACTAGTAAGAGTAGTTGATGGTGATACCATCGACGCAGATATCCATTTAGGATTTAACATGATTATGAGAGATCGCATCCGTTTAATGGGTATAGATACACCTGAGAGTAGAACAAGAAACCTACAAGAGAAATCTTGGGGTATGGCTTCTAAGCATAGACTGATAGAACTATTGGCAGAAACTGATGGCGAATTTACTTTGCACACAGAAGAAATGAAGAAAGGTAAGTTCGGAAGAGTATTAGGTACGATTATGGTTAACGGTAAAGATGCTAACCAAGTACTAATAGACGAACAACTTGCTATACCTTACCTTGGCGGTAACAAAGACGAAAGTCGAGCTAGCGCTGGAGTAGGTGAATTATGGAATACATATTATGAAAACCCACAAGAGCACGACGATGACCATGAACATGGAGACGAAAATCCAGAAGCACACATCGACTGGCACGAGCACTAAAGTTGAGTCTGACTACCAGAGAGTCAGAAAACAATTTTACGACTTAGCGGACCAGGGAGACGAAGCCATTGAGCTTATGTTAGAACTGGCCCGTGAGTCTGAACACCCAAGGGCGTTCGAAGTACTTGGACAGTTAATTAAAAACAATGCTGAGATAGGTGAGAAGATCCTTAAACTTCACAAGAGTAAGAAGGAACAGGATGATGACGGTACACCTCAGATCTCAGGACCAACTAACAATAACGTATTCATAGGTAGCACAGCTGAGCTACAAAAAATGTTACGTGATGAAGAAGTAATTGAGCAGGAGCCAGATTTATTTAAAGCATGAGAGAGACAAACTATCTAGGCAATCCGAATGTTCGTGGTGCCGATGTAGAACATCCATGGACCAAAGCGGAATTAGTCGAATACAAGAAGTGTTTAGTTGATCCTAAATACTTTGCTAAAAAGTATTGCAAAGTAATCCACCTCGATAAAGGTTTAATACCCTTTAACCTATACCCGTATCAAGAGAAAATGTTTGATTCATTTACTGCTAATCGATTTAATATCGTTCTGGCATGTCGTCAGAGTGGTAAATCCATTGCTGTTGTAGCCTATCTATTGTGGTATGCTATCTTCAAGGGTGAACAGGTTGTAGGTGTGTTAGCAAATAAGAATGCAATTGCAAGAGAGATGTTAGCACGTATTACATTGATGCTAGAGAACCTACCATTCTTTTTACAACCAGGGTGTACAATATTAAACAAAGGATCTATTGGCTTCTCAAACAATAGTAGAATCATTGCTGCTGCCACATCTTCAAGTTCAATTCGTGGTATGTCACTTAACTTAGTATACCTTGATGAGTTTGCATTCGTAGAGAATGCCACTGAATTCTATACATCAACCTATCCGGTTATATCATCTGGTAAAACATCTAAGATCATTATTACATCTACCGCAAATGGTATCGGTAATATGTTTCATAAACTATATGAAGGTGCAATACAAGGAACAAATGAATTCAAATCCATTCGTGTAGACTGGTGGGATGTACCTGAAAGAGATGAGAAATGGAAACAAATGACCGTCGAGAATACATCTCAGTTACAATTCGATCAGGAATTTGGCAACTCATTCCATGGTACAGGTAATACATTAATCACTGCTGATATACTATTAGCTTTGAGAGCTATGGAACCAGAAGAGTATCAAAGCAATGTAAAGATATGGGATCAACCAAAGGAAGGTCATACCTACCAGATGTTTGTTGATGTATCTAGAGGAAGAGGTCAAGACTATTCTACATTTACAGTAATAGATGTATCTCAAAATCCGTTCGTGCAAGTATGTACGTATAGAGATAACATGATAAGTCCATTGTTATTCCCTGATATGATATACAAATACGCAACACATTACAATGAATGCTATGTAGTAGTTGAATCTAATGATGCAGGACAGGTTGTATGTAATGGTTTATACTATGATTTAGAATATGAGAACGTATTCGTAGAGTCTATGATTAAGGCTAATGCTATTGGCGTGACTATGACAGCTAAAACTAAACGTATAGGTTGTTCTAACATAAGAGATATCATGGCACAACACAAATTAATAATAAAGGATGAGGAAACTATAAGAGAAATGTCTACCTTTGTTGCTAAAGGATCATCATACCAAGCAGATCACAATGCACATGATGATCTTATGATGAATTTAGTTATGTTTGGATGGTTTACATCCACACCATTCTTTGCAGAATCAACAGATGTTAACATGAAACATATGTTATATCAACAGAAAGTTAAACAATTAGAAGATGAAGTCATACCAGTTGGTAATATGCCAAGCTATGATGAGGAAGTACATCCATTCGGAAAGGGGTGGGAAGTATGGAATCCGTGATTCGTATAAATAAGTATATTGAGAAAATTCGTATTATGAAAATCTTATTAATAAATGAAGGAGTTTAGATGGCTAATCTAGTTTCGCCTGGAGTACAGGTAAAAGAAATCGATTTGACCAATGTCGTTCCGTCAGTATCATCAACAGTTGGAGCCATGGCAGGAGCATTTGCCTGGGGAGATGTTGATGTGGTTACTACTGTATCATCGGAAACGGAATTAGTCAACACGTTTGGAAAGCCTGACGCGAACACGTTTGAAAGTGTTCTCACGGCAGCCCAATTCTTAAGTTATGGCAGCGCTTTAAAAGTTGTCAGAGCTTGTGGAACATCAGCTCGTAATGCTACGGCATCGGGTACTGGTATTCTAACTAAAAATAAGACCGTATTTGACGGTCAATCACCAGCAGCAGGAGACTGGACGCAAGCCCGTTACCCTGGTGTTACAGGTAACGCAGTTGGAGTGAGTGTGATAACCGCAACTCAAACCATGACAGCATGGCAAGCAAGCAATGTTGAAGCAGGACCTGGTACATCTGCAGGAGCGGCCGCAGTCGGTGGTTCTAATGATGAAATTCACTTATGGGTTTACGATGTAAACGGTACAATAACAGGTTCTGCAGGCACAGTGTTAGAGTATTGGACATATCTTTCACAAGCAAGTGATGTAAAAGGATCTGATGGTTCTTCTTTATATTATAAAGATGTAATCAATGCAGGATCAAAATGGATCTATATCGGTAATCACCCAGCAGCTTTGACAGATGCAGGTGAATCAGCGGTTACTAATGCATTTACTCACGTAGCATCATTCTTTATTGCCTTAACTGGTGGTATTGATGATAACACGCTAACTGTAGGTGAAACTACTGCGGGATATGGTTTATTTGCTGATACAGAAACAATGGATATAAGCTTAGTGTTTCAAGCGAACTCAGGATTGAGTGCGGCTGATAATATTACATTAGGTAATTATATTACAGCGCTGGCAACAGCGAGAAAAGATGCGGTAGCCTTTATCTCACCAGAGAGAGCGGCAACAGTAAACGCAGCGGCACCAGCTACAACAGTAGCAGCATGGAGAACGGGTTCAACTTCAACGTCTTATGGCTTTGCAGATTCAAGTTCTTTGTATGTGTATGACAAATACAATGATGTATATCGTTGGATTGCAGCGGCAGGATCTACAGCAGGACTAACAGCTAACGCTGATTTGGTTGCTGATGCATGGTTCTCACCAGCTGGTTTTACACGTGGTAATGTTCGCAACGTTACTAAACTAGCATGGAACCCTAACCAAGCACATAGAGATGCACTATATAAAACGGGTGTTAACCCTATAGTGACTTTCCCTGGTCAAGGTACAGTGTTATTTGGTGACAAAACTCTACAATCTAAACCTTCAGCGTTCGATAGAATTAACGTTCGTAGATTGTTTATTGTGTTAGAGAAAGCTGTGAGTACAGCATCTAAGGCGTCATTATTCGAATTTAATGATGAATTTACAAGGGCTCAATTTAGAAACATGGTTGAACCTTTCTTGAGAGATGTTAAAGGTCGTAGAGGTGTTACAGACTTTAAAGTAGTTTGTGATGGTACCAACAATACTGGTGCTATTATCGATTCTAATAAGTTTGTTGCTGATATTTATATCAAGCCTGCACGTTCTATTAACTATATCACATTGAACTTTATCGCTACGAGAACTGGCGTAGAGTTTAGTGAAATAGCGGGAGGTAATTAAAGATGGCAATATTAGGCGTAGATGATATGAAAGCCAAACTAGTTGGCGGCGGTGCTAGACCTAATCTATTCAAAGTAACAATGGCTTTTCCAAGTTATGTTACAGCGAATGTAGAATTGGCATCATACATGTGTAAGGCAACAAGTATGCCAGCAAGTACTATTGCACCTATTGCGGTTCCTTTCAGAGGTCGTAATTTGCAAATAGCTGGTGACAGAACGTTTGATCCATGGTCGGTTACTATAATCAATGATACGGACTTTAATGTGCGTAACTCTTTTGAACAGTGGATGAATGGGATTAACCAACATAATGAGAATACAGGTTTAACACAGCCTAGTTCTTATATGGCGGATATGATCGTTGAGCAACTGGACAAAGATGGAACTACTAAGAAGACTTATAACATTCGTGGTACTTTCCCTACTAACTTAGGTGCAATTGAACTAAGTTATGATAGTGAGAATGCTATTGAAGAGTTCGAAGTTGAATTACAAGTTCAATATTGGGAGTCTAACAAGACAACGTAAATCATCGTAACATAACACAAGGAGTGCCTTCGGGCACTCTTTCTTAAGTGTTATAAATATATTTAAGAAAGAGTGAATAAAGGAATAAAATAAATGGCAGACAGAGATGGAAGAAGTTTCTTTGGCTTTGAGTTTAAAAGAAAAGCAATAGAAACAAACAAGAAACCGGTATCATTCGCAGCTGATAATGAGGATGGTGCGTATGAGATATCCCCAACAGGTGGATACTTTGGCCAATACATGGATATTGGTGGAGATAAATTTCAGACAGACAAAGATCTAATCATGAAGTATCGTGCAATATCTTCATATCCTGAAGTGGATATGGCGATTGAAGACATATGTAATGAAGCAATCACTGATGAGAACGGTATTATTGTTAAATTAAATCTAGATGAATTAGATCAGGCTGACAATGTTAAAGATCTAATCATGGAAGAGTTCGATAGAATTCTAAGTTTAACTAACTTCTCTATGACAGCATACGATACCTTTAGACGTTGGTATATAGATGGTAGACTATTCTATCATGTCATTATCAATGAGAATAAAGCTGACGCTGGTATATTAGAGCTAAGACAAATTGACCCAACAAAGATTCGTAAGATTAAAGAAGTCGAGAAGGTTAAAGATCCTAAGACTGGAGCTGAGCTTACAAAAGAAGGTAAAGAATATTACTTGTATCAAGATGATGCAATGGTTAATAACGCAGAAGGTTTAAAGATCAATGTTGATTCTATTATACAAGTTAACTCAGGTCTATTAAATGATGATCGTAATAAGGTTGTAGGCTATCTAAACAAAGCACTTAAACCTTTAAACCAATTAAGCATGATGGAAGACTCACTAGTCATCTATCGTATATCAAGAGCACCTGAACGTCGTATATTTTATATTGATGTAGGTAATCTACCTAAGGGTAAGGCTGAGGAATACCTCAACAGTACTATGAATAAGTATCGTAATAAGATTGTATATGATCCTACTACAGGTAACATCAAAGATGAGAAAGTACATCGCAATGTGATGGAAGACTTCTGGTTACCACGTAGAGAAGGTGGTCGTGGTACAGAGATTACTACTCTTCCTGGTGGTGCAAACCTTGGTGAGATTGAAGACGTACAGTACTTCCAAAACAAATTATACAGGGCTTTAAATATCCCTATGAGCAGACTAACTGAGAGTGATGCATTCTCTGTTGGACGCTCTTCCGAAATCACACGTGACGAACTTAAGTTCCAGAAATTTATTGATCGTTGCCGTGGTAAGTTCTCAACATTATTCTATGAAACACTTAAGAGACAATTGATCCTTAAAAAGATTATAGTTCCAAGTGACTGGATAAATATCCGTGAAGAAATCGTTGTTGAGTATTCCAGAGACAATTACTATGCTGAACTTAAGGATTCTGAAATCCTGAAGGAAAGAATAGAAATGGTACAAATGATGGATGAATATATCGGTTCGTT